TGGATTAAGTCTTGAGCCATATAGAACTCATCTTCTTCTATCTTGTTGATGGGCTTACCCAAGAAGAACTCCGATATTTTCTTTACCAACGATACAGGCGTGTTCTCGGAACTGAAGACCAACCATCGGATGTCGTTGACTATAGATTGGAGGAGCATCATATACAAGGTTACGGATGTCTTCCCGACATTGGCGTGTCCAAGTATTACATTAAAGTTTCCTCTCTTGAAACGAAAGTGGGCATCCAAGTTCCATTGACCGAACTTTAGCCCTTCCTTGACCTTGCCGTTTCGCACATCATCAAGTTTACCGAACACATCGGCATAAGATATTTTTGACATAGAGTGTTTAAATTAGGTCTTGAAATATAGGATTTGTTTGTGAATTAAGTATAGGAAATCTTGTACTTATAACAAACATCTCTAATGCCTTCCTTAATTCTTTCTTACAAAATAAAAGACCAATCTTATAAACCTCTTTTTTATTAATATGTTGTTTCACTCTTTTCTTTATACATACAGATTCTCCAACATATACTAATAATGCATCTACATCATATAATAAATAAACACCACTTTGTTTATTATCAATATCTTCTATGGATTTAGGGTTGTCTAAAAACACCCCTCCTTTTAATCCATAATTAAAATCACCTTCTAATTCATCAAACAACGAGACAAAATCTAATTGAGCAGTATTATTATCATAATTCTTTAAATCAGCCTGTAATTCTGTATAGCGAATAAAATATGTAGAGGCACTCTTGTCACGATACTGTAAGGCATCATTGATTCGTTTTTGTAGATTTTTCTCTCTATTTTTTTTTCGCTTAATAGATTTTAAACGAGTTTCAAAAACTTGTTGTCTTGATTCTTTCATAGTGTTTTGGTTTTAAAAAGGGAGGGCAATGCCCTCCCCTAATTATTAGAATGGTAAACCATCTTGGTCTACAGGTTGTGATTCCTCACGCCCTTGAAAGTGTTGCTGATGAGTTGCTTGGGCTTGGGCTGCGCCCTTCTTCATTACCCAATCAGCAAAGGTCTGTGCATTCGCAATGACTTGTTGAGGCGTACCTCCCAACTCGGCTGCTGCTTTTAATGCGGTTTGTCTAATAATGCTCTCATCCTTTGAGGTGGTTGATCCTCCAGAAGTGGTAGGTGCATTATTTGCATATTGAGGGTTAACAGGCTTTACCGTGTAGTAGGTCTTGCCGTTGTACTCTCTTGGAATGTAATCGTAAGTAGCCTCTTGTCCTACTACGAACTTGTTTTGATTCGGGTCTTTGGAATTGTACTTCCCATTATCTCCGTTCTCAAATGTTACATAGAACCCATAAAGTGTTCCATACTGCCCTTGATAAGGCTCTCCTGCGGACTTAATGTCCTTGACAATAGATGTTTTAGTCATCGTATTTAAATTTAGTTAATAGTTCAAAGTTAATTAAAATGTTCATTGCTCAAACATTGGATGTAATCTTTCTGCAATTGCTTGTACTACATCTACGGTTACTGCGTTGCCACATTGCTTGTAGCGTTGGGTGTTGCTCATCTCTTTGATCTCGCCATCATAGATGCCTTTAGAGGTATGGTTATCTGGGAAACCTTGTAGCCTCTCGCATTCTATAGGTGTTAGTCTACGGATTCGGTAGTCCTGAACAAATTGGTCGGTGTTGCCACCTCCACCACTACCTGTATGGATAGTTCCTGCCTCATCTTTCAAGTGGCGATCCGTTACCTTCCCTTTAGCATCTCTTGAGTATCCTATAATTTTGGGAGTTACTACGGCTTGATTACAAGATGTCTCTAAAGTTTGTGCCTTACCCTTTCCTACACGACCTCTACGAGTATCACTATTAGGTTGAGACAGGTTAATGCTATCGCCTTCTTGTGCTACTTCGTAACCTTGCTTCGTGGCTGATTTAATTTTTACTTCTTGAATTTTGTTACACTCACCAATGTACGACCCTTGTGCGGTTGAGGCGAAGTATCTTGCGGTGAGGGTTTGAGCGCATTGGTTTCGCCGTTCATCTCTATTGTCAGTCGCTCTACGCTCCTCTTTGATAGGAAATACTCCTCCCCAATCTCCTCTGGTTTCTGCAAGATATCCGACAAGGTATATCCGCTCTCTATTTTGGGGTAGAAACCAACTTGTATTAAGCAGTTGCCACTCAAGTCTATAACCCCCAATGTTGGCAAAGGCTTGGATAATTGCCCAAAAGTCTGCGCCATTGTTTGAGGAGAATGTTCCTTTAACATTTTCCCAGATAAATACACGAGGTCTGCACTCGTGAATGAGTCTAATTGCTTCCGTGATAAGAGAACTTCTTTCTCCTTCCATCCCTTTTCGTTTTCCAGCCAATGAGAAATCTTGGCAAGGACTTCCGAAAGTGATGAGGTCAATTCTTGGGAGGTCTGCTCCCCGAACATCTGTAACTGATCCGACATAGGTGCTATTCTTAAATTGATGTTTATATACTGCTATTGCGTGTTTGTCCACCTCACTAAAGTAAGAGGTGACTTCGTATCCTGCTCGTTCAAAGCCCAAGTGGAAACCACCAATACCAGAAAACAAATCAAGTTGGTTTATCTTCACTTAATACAGGATTTATGAGTTCAACTTCAACTTCACAATAATTCCTTTCAACATCCTTGTCATAGCGGATAGTGAGCTTGTGATAGTATTTAGGACTGTCATCAGGAATCCATCCGTTAGCAACGAGAGTATCAGCAACAAACTTTGAGACAAGTACATTATTGTCCACATCGGCACGAGTATTGTACCTAATACTGATAGTGCAGCCCTCTGCACAATGGTGGTCGTAACGAGCCAATTCTTCTTCAACGATTTTCTTATAGCCATCTTTAATTTTTTTACGATATGTCCAATGCTTACCTGCATATAGACTATTTAGACTTATAGTTTTTGGCAATTTCAGCAGAAGTCTCAAGGTATTGTTCATAAGCGATGTATTCTAATTCTTTCTCTAAATGGTCAATAGCCTTTTGGATATCCTGCTCAATAGGGTTGCCCTCTTTCTTACCTGCTCGTAGGAGATAAGCAATGGCTACACCCAAGTTGTAGTTATCTCTTTGAAAGTCCATACAGACATCAAAGGCTTCTATCTGCTTGTACTTACCTGAATAGTAACTTGGTGTCAACTTCCGTTTGATGGTACTTTGAGAGTTGGGCGGAGTTGCCCCTGTATTGTAACCGCCTGTCATCGTAGAATCCGAAGTGGAGGTAAAAGTGGTCTCGTAAGGTGATTTCGTTGATTTCATATTCTTCTGGGTATTCGGAGATATTATATTTCGCCTTCATTACTTTCCTTAAACGCTTTAAACAAGTTCATTGCTGATTCAGCACTAATTCCTTTTAGAGAGTAGTCTCTAATGATAAACTCTCTCAAGAGTCTTACTTCGTTTGCGAGTGCCTCTACACGAGCCTCACATAAATCAATGTATTGATCTTTAACTGACATAATTATAGTGTTTTAAGGTTTTCAATAAGATACTTGATTTCTTCTGGTCTAACTGCTATAATAATATACTCAATGTAATCAGGCATATCCTTTTTGTAGATATTGATGGCTTCAATATCCGAGTTGGCAGTTACAACTCCGTGTCTTACTCCTAACGAGTCAATGATGTAATAAGTCTTCATAGTTGTTTTGATTTGATACGAATGTACACAAAATTCTTAACACTCTACATTTAGGGGATATTTTTTTATTTCATCTCTTTGTCGGATACACCGACCCCTACTTATGCAACTCTATTTAGAGGGGCATAGGGTTAAAGCATAGGAATAAGAGTCAACTCTTCAATATAGAGATATCTAATAAGGAGGGGTCTACAAACCCCTCTCTCTATATTTAAGCAACTATACTACTTGGGTCTTTCGCATAATTGCAACCTCTTATCGTAACTGCTCCTCTGGTCGTAGATTTTGCATAAGGCGAGGTGGGTGTTGTCGGGTCGGAGGGACATTGCACCAATCAGCAGGTTACTATACTTGGTTGTTCGTTTGAGGATGTTGTTACATTTAGATGTAGGAGTCAAACTGGTATAAACTCTCCTGTTATGTCAAAAAAAAAGACCTCAAAGGTCGTGAGCCGTGACTCCCACTTCCTAATTGGTCTTGTTCTTTCAACGCTAACTGACTTATATCACGGACATCAGCTTCGCTATATGTATAATAGGTTAACCTATTCTATAT